CGTTCTGTCCAACAATAAGAGTAGACTTGTTTTTGACAAGATCCACTTCAGTCCAGCTATCACCAGTGGACATAAAGTTTTTCCACCGTACCATTTCAAATTTAATCATGCTACTTCCAGAGTCTGTGCCTCGATAAGAATATTGCGCATGGCAGTTTTAAGTCTATCTTTATCAAGGTCTGTATTGACAGTATCAATATAGTTATCAAGTAAGAGGCTTGTGTCTTCAACAGCAATCTCTTTAGTTTCTACGTTATCAGCCAAGAACTCATCAAAGTTCTCAGCAATCTTTAAGTCATGTATTTGTTGTGCTTGTATTCTATCAACAAATCGATCAAATGTAAAGAGGTCTTGCTTGTTTATTACAACTATTTTTACAAATTTATTTGTCACATCAGGCACAAAAACAGAGTAGTCTGTCTTGCTATCGTCGTATACAATCTTGTGAAATAGCGTATGTGGATTGTGGATCTTTTCGAGTTCACGAGTGCCTGTATCCAGTATGTGAAACCCCTTTGGATCATTTGCATCTGACCAGAAAAACTCCATCTGAGAACCAAGGTATTTGATGTTGTCTTTTTCAGAACTGACGTGGAAGTGTCCAGTAAGAACCTTCTCAAATCTTTTGAAAAGTTTATGGTCCATACCATCATGAGATTGAACTCCTCGCATCATCTCAAACTCTTTTAGTTCTAAATGACCACCAAGCCAATCTGCTTTACACTTACCGATAAACTCTATAGATCTATCGTGATTTTCTGGGGTGATCCAAGGTAGCATTGCAAACTTGAAACCATCCAGATTCAATACAGAAGGCTCCATATGGATTGTAACCTCATTCATATAATGACCCAACAACTCTTTTAAAGAGTTTAAATCGTTCGTGTTTTTGAAGAACGTATCATGATTGCCTGGGATTACATCCATATGGATGCTGTGCTCTCTTAGCTTACTCAGAAATGACTTACGATAACGGTGAAGAGATTTAAAATTAATAAACTTTCTATTATCAAAGACATCACCCAAATGGAGGATGCGATTAATATTATTTTCAATAAGATATGGAAAGAAGACTTCACTATAAAACTTATCAGCATTGTCAGTAAAAATATCAGAAGAGTTCCGAATACCAGCATGTGTATCATTTAAAATTGCCACCTTCATTTCATGAACTTCCCAAGACCTTCGTTGGGATCCACTTTCTTTTGTCTCTTGCGCTTCTTGACTTCTTCAGCAAAAAACTTATCTTTTTCCTTCACAGATTCGATACGTGTTTTTAGTTGGTCAACAACACCAGCAACCTTTGCAATATCATCCAAGTCACCATCCGCAAAATCAAATGCAGGTGTCTGAGCAATATACTTCAGTTTAATATCTTGCTGCTTCTTCTCTTTAGCAATACGCTGTAAAAAGGCATACCAACAGATCTGTGTAAAGTAACCAAAGGCATTTGGTTTACCAGTACGTGTTGCTGCTTCGATGTTGTAGTTTTTGATTGCTTTGAGACAGTGTTCCACACCATCCATCACCATCTCTTCTCGATAAGTGTAGCGTACAAAGTTACCCTTGTGAGATAACCCTTGGGCAATACGAAGAAAAGACATTGCGATATAGTCAGTGACTTTCGGTGGCTCTTGTTCTTGCTTTACTGCTTCTTGTACTGTAACAACATAATCTGTGACCGCATTACTAAAATCTCTGTTATTGACGTAATGTGGCTTGTCCTTTGGTTTCATATTAATCTCCTGATTATTTCTCCTATTATAGCATAGGATCTAGAGGAATGCAACTATTTTTATTTTGCATCTTTTTCATTTTAGGGGTTGACGACTCAAGCGAATCACTGTATAATAAGGTATCAGCCTTAAAGCCAGGGTAGTATACTTTTAGTTCAGCTTGTTCTTATCAAAACGGATTATGTTATCATTGTCCGAGTCTTCTGGCTCATCATAGTTACCTCGATATATACCAACATCATGTTCATCTGGTATAGCTTCAGGGTGTGATTCATAAAAATCATCCATGGTCTTTTTATATAGTGCTTGTAGAACTTTATTGGGGTCCATTATGACAGATAAGTGATCCATGTTCAATAGGTGGACTTGATCTTGCTTTGCCAAAATCATATAAGGTCTGAGGAACACGTTCTTTCGAAAAACATCTACAGTGAATGGATTCTTTACTACAAGAGCATCGTATGGCATGCTTTCATCATCAACTAGCGAATCAATTACTTCTGCAATAATTTCTTCACCGCTGATTAGTTTCATTTGTTTTATATCAAGTTGCATTATATATCTACCTTATGAATGGTATACTTAAACTGTTCTCGGTTATATATCTTTATTCTTTCAGCCGAATGATTGAGCGTGTAGTTCATATTCTTCTTCCAGTGCAAATCATCTGCAACGTCATAGAGCGTGGTGATTCTACCATCATCAGACTTTCTGAGTCCTCGACCAATCGATTGCAAGACCCTAATCTGTGATTTAGAAGGAGAAGCGAATATAATGTTGTGAAGATTACGAATATTAATACCAGTACTGAAGGTACCCAAACTAGCCACAATAATGGCGTTCTCCTCATTTTCCACAATTTTTCTAATCTGTTCACGATCATTTGTGTCAGTATCTCCAGAGACATAGAATACTTTTCTACCGTCACCTGCCTTATCTTTAATCATCTGATGTAGGGGTTTGCCGTGCTTGTCCACAAATTGAAACAATATCAAGCTGTTACCCTTGAGATCCAGAGCCAAGTTTGTGATAAACTTATTTCTAGGTTCGTATTTTACTATGTAATCTAGTTCAGTGTGATAATCTTTCTTACCCCAGTTTTTTCTGATTTCATTACTATATATCAACAATAAAACATTAATTTTTAGGTCAGCAAGTGTATTCATTTCTTGTAATTTTTTGGTGGTTGTTACATGAAATATACGACCGAATAACCCCTGTAAAACTAGTTCGTGTGTTTGTGTATTATCAAGTGTACCTGATGTACCAAAGCGATAGTTGGCTTCAGTACACTTGTTCATAATAGTTGTGAGAGATTTAGCCTTGAATCCATGGCACTCATCACCAATGACACAACCAAACTGTTCAAACCATTTAGTGGGCATTTTGTAGATGGATTGCCATGTACTGATTACTGTACCTTGATTGAACTGTTTGTCTTTACCAGAGTAGATTTTATGTACTCCATTCTCGACCATCATGCCATAGTCACGAAAATCCTCATACATCTGTTCTACCAATGATGTAGTAGGAACAACAATTAAAAGCTTCTTACGCCCGTTTGGGTTGATGATTCCATGCCAATATTTGAGTAGAAGGTAGATAATCAAAGACTTCCCAGAACCAGTTGGTGATAGTAGTATACCTCTTTTATTTTCTAAGGCATGACATACGGCATCAAACTGGTAGTCTCTACACGATATAGGTTGTCCACGGGAAGTCAGTTTCTCATCTTCAATGAACTTCATAATATTTTTAGGATTTATTTTCTCTTTAACATCAGGTGTACCATAGTAGTTATCATGTGTTGTTTTAATTGTGTAATCACGGGCCTTGGCAAAATCAGATAGATAAGAATATAACCCTACAGGTAAATCCATAGTCTGTATATTAAAAAGTCTGATTTTTCCATCCCACACTTTATTTTTATATGCGGGCATAAATTTATAACCAGGAACGTAGAAGGAGAAAAATTCAGATAATTCATTTGCGATACCCCAGTCACATTTGATATCAAGAACAGAATGATTTCTATTTTTTACTGTAATAACATCCATAAGAAAAATCCATATAAATAACCAATATAAAGTATATATACACTAATAAAAGGTTGCTCAATGACAAAGGCAAGAATATTAGCAGACTTTGTATCAGACAGTGATGAGTTTGCTGATGGTCAGATACATGTTTCAGAGGTTGTAGGTGCAGCGGCTACTGATTCTGTTACCGCAAAATCATCAGCAACAGGATCTTCGATGATTGCTACTGGTACAACCCAACAACGTGATGGAAGTCCATCTGCTGGTATGTTGAGATTTAATTCCACTGACACATCTTTTGAAGGATATGACGGTAGTGCATGGGGTGCTATTGGTGGTAGTGGTGGTGCTACTGGTGGTGGAAGTGATGCTGTTTTCTATGAAAATGATCAAGTTGTGACCACTGCTCACACAATACCTGCTGATCAAAATGCAATGTCCACTGGACCTATAACAATCAACGATGGTGTTG